AAAGAAATAAAAGTGGGGATATTATGCACGAACTCAATCACAAGAAACGGCATATTGAATACGACCTACGATTTATGTAATGAGTGCATGGAAGATTTTTGGGGGTTTATGAGAAATGAACAACATTGACAATCCTTTATCAGAGTATCAACCGCCATCCAAAGAAGCATTGAGAAATTTTGGTATAGATATTTCAAGAGAAGCAGTAGAAAAATATGCTTTGGAAAAGTTTGGCAGACTGCCACAAAGCCATATTGAAATGAATTTTGCTAGGGATTCTAAAATAGTTGAAGAAACAAAGAGATTTATAAGGAATGAAAATAATAAATTGTAAAGGAGAAAATAAATTATGAATTTTGGACAGGCAATTGAAGCATTAAAAAACAGCAAAAAAGTAGCAAGAAAAGGTTGGAATGGCAAGGGAATGTTTGTGTATTACGTTCCGGCTGGCAATTTTAAGTCATATACAGAAATTGGAAAATCTATTGCAGATGGAGACGATTTAGTACATTACAGTCCGTATTTTGCTATCAAAAATGTTAATGAAACTGTTTCTACATGGGTTCCGTCAATCAATGATTGCTTAGCAGAAGATTGGTATGCAGTTGAGTAACATAAGGGAGTTTTGGGACAATGAGCATGGCAGAAGTAATTAAATCAATAGAGCATGAAGCACTTAGAGAAGCACAATCACACGAAATAGGCGGTAGAAATGGCAAGCCTATAGATTGTTCCACTTTGGAAGATGAACTTGCCATTGAGGCAGATATTGAAGCAGACAGGCAAGCACTGAAAGATTGCTTTAAGGAGCGAGAATATGGAGTATCTAAGCACAATGCTTTGTAGTGGATATAGCCACGAGTTAAAACCTTGTGAGCATATAATGAACTGTGACCTTTGTACCGGTCCCTTTGTTGATACGAATGGAAATGAACGATATGTATGCGGTCCGGGAGTTATGAATTTTAAATGTAAGAGAGATAATCCCCATTGGAAACCATTAACAAGGCAACAATTCATTGAATTGTATAATAAAGTGCCTATTGGTGGAGGAAAAGAAAATATCGAAGAATTTCTCGAAAGAGCAATAATTGATGGGATTGTGGAGGACTAGAACGGATGAAAATAATTCAAAAAGGCAACTTAGATTTTGCTGATAAGCCTTTAAAATTCAGTTGTAAAAATTGCTATACCATTTTTGAAGCAAACAATAGAGAATATGAGTATTGTGGCGACCAACGAGAGGGCGATAACTGGAAATGCAAATGCCCTTTGTGCCACAAAGCGGTTTATTACAGCTAAACAATGATTGCTGATTATCAGCAGAAAGGAAACCAAATGAACGAAATAAAATTCGGAATGAAAATTGCCTATCAAGGAGTAAAAGAAGAAATGGAAACAATAGTCGCAGAATTTGCGAGAAAAGGAATTGAAAAGCCAAAAGGATTTAGTATGTTGGAGCAGTTTATAAAAGACAGACTTTCAGAATGCGAATAAAAACAATTACCGGCTACAGATTGATTGTAGTCGCTACCCTAAAACAGTTATAGGCAGAGGTCTATAAGCACCTTTGCTGAAAAAGTGGAGGTGCTTTTCTTATGGCTACTCAGAGCCTTATTTCTACAGTTAATGGATATGAAAATTACATAAAGAAAAATGGAATTAACGAACAGGTAATAAACGCTTATACAGATGCTTGTAATGTGGCTGTAAATGGCGAAAAGGACATTGAGTATGGGCTACAGCTTACCAAAAGGACAAAAGAGCTCATAGAGAATTTTTGCTTGGCCATAACAGGCGGCACGACATGGGGCTTGGAAAAATATGCATTTGACCACAAAACCACATATGAGCTGATAAACAAAAAATATGAGGTTTTGCTACTTGAAGCTCAAAACAAAATAGTTGACAGCTATTTTCAGTACATAGAGAAAAAGCGTGAGCCTAAAGACCGATTTTATATGCCACGCAGGAAACAACTAATCAAAATCGGGCTTGTGGACGCACTGCAAGGCATGATTGATGATAAATACGACATATTGTGTGTGAGCCTAGTGCCGGGAGCCGGAAAGAGTACGATTGAGAAATTTTTTCATTCGGCAGTTGCCGGTTGGTTTCCAAAAGACTACAGCCTATTTTATTCACACAGTGGCGATATTACACGAATGTACTACGATGGTGTATACGACATTGTTACTAATGATGATGATTATGCATGGCATGATGTTTTTCCTAATCTATCAGTTACAAGTACGAATGCCAAAATGGAGCAATTTAATATTGGCAAATACAAGCCTTTTCCGTCAGTGCAATGTACATCTGTCGGTAGCAAGAATGCCGGAAAAGTCCGTGCAAGTAAATTTTTGCTAGTTGATGATATGATAGGCGGAATTGAAGAAGCTTTAAATCCTGTAATACTTGATAAGCTATGGGATAAATACGCAGTAGACGCAAGACAGCGTAAGACACAAGACACGGACGGAAAGCCGTGTAAAGAGATACATATTGCCACTCGTTGGAGCGTACATGATGTTATTGGACGCATTCAAAATATGTATGTCGGAAATCCAAGAGTCAAAACAATATCGGTTCCTGATGTAGACCCAGTGACAGGCGAAAGCAATTTTGACTATGAGTATGGCGGTTTTACGAAAGAGTTTTTTGCAGACCAACAATTACTCATGGACGAAATCTCTTACAGATGTTTGTATAAACAGGAGCCTATCGAGCGTGAGGGCTTATTGTTTCCCGATGATAAAATCCGCAGATACTTCAATCTGCCACATGGTGAGCCGGAAATTATCACAGCTCAATGCGATACAAAGGGAAAAGGTACAGACTATTTTGTTATGCCGATACTGCAAAAATATGGCGAGGACTATTACTGCGTTGATTGCGTGTGCGATAATACGGCAGACTATGAAATGCAGTATGAAAATGCGTCAAACACATTAGTCAATAATCAGGTACAAGAGTGTGAGTTTGAGCGTAATGCCGGCGGTGACAGAGTGGCTATGGAAGTTAATAAGCGAGTTGAAAATAAAGGGTGGATATGCAATATCACTGATGTACCGACAGAGACAAATAAGGAAGCACGTATTTTTCAGTGTTCTAACTGGATTTTACAACATATTATTTTCAAAGACCAATCACTTTATAAGCCTAATGAGCCTTATGGAGTAATGGTATCACTGTTGAAACGATATTCAGTAACAGGCAAAAAACAGCTTGATGATGTTCCTGATGTTTTTTCAAACTTTGCCTTAAGAATGGCGCAAGGCAGTAGAATAGCAAAGGTTGAAGCAGTACACAATCCGTTCAGAGGAGGGCTTTATTAATGACAAATACATGTTTTATGTGCGGAGCTATTATTGAGAATAACAAAAAGCAAAAATACGTTTGTGAGGAATGTGACAGGAAAATAAAATTGTTGAAACAACTTACAAATGTGGATAAAGCAAAAGAAAAAATAGAGAAAAGGGCAAAACGAAAAAGGATTAAAGACTTAGATTATGAACAGGAAGCTTGCGAAGTTGCACGAAAAATAATGTCAGAGGGCTATGTTTTTAATAGCGTAAATGAAATTTGCTTTGCTATACAGCTTGAAAAGGAAAACATTAAATATTATCCGAATTACAAAATAGGTGAGTGCAAAGTAGACTTTTTCATACCGGATTTAAAGAAGATTGTTGAAGTTGATGGCGAAATATATCACACAGATGAAAATAAGGATTTTTTAAGAGAAAGAAGGATAATGAGCTGTATTGACAATGGTTATGAGATTGTGAGAATACCGGCTTCGTTTGTGCCTGATTATATTCTATTGGGATTAAAAGAGGGCTTGGACTTTATAGTTGATAAAAGAAAGTTTGATAATAGATTTAGAGATACTCGGTTTGACAAGATATATTGGGAAGAATTTATTAATTATAAGTACACAATGAGGAGAGCAAAATTATGAATACAAAAACTTATTTAAATCAAATTAGCAGATTGGATAAAATGATACAAAACAAGCTGTCTGAAATATACCGGCTTAAGACAATAGCATGTAGTGTTACTGTTTCAACGGACAAAGAAGCGGTTGACGTTTCATCTGACAAAGATAAATTAGGCAGTACAGTAACTAAAATTGTGGACTTGGAAAAAGATACAGACAGACTCGTTGATGAATTTATGAGAAAAAGAAATCATATTATCAGCCAAATTGATAGTATGGAGAATACCGACTATTATCACGTACTCTCAATGAGATATGTCAATCAAAACACTTTTGAAGAAATCGCCCAGGCTACAAATTGGAGTATAAGAAAAATATTTACAATCCATGGCAGAGCCTTGCAAGAGTTTGAAAGGCTTTACGGAAAAGAATACCTTGAAAATGTGCAGTAGTGTGCATAGTTTTGCATATCATTGCATATATACACTTAAAAAATTGACAGTTATAATATAACTATGAAAAAATCGTAATTCGTTCATTGCAAAAAATCTCTTTTAGAAATGGCACTCACAGATTGTGGGTGCTATTTTTAGTGAATCGAGGGTGACATGAATAATCAGAATATTAATATTGTGCCAACAGGAAAACGAAGTGTAATGTGCCCTCGTTGCGGAAAGCTATTAACGTGGGTAAATAAAAGCGATAAGAAGCACCACAAAGTAATGTGTACGCACTGCCGTAAATGGATATGGTTTTGGGCTGGCACAGGAGAATATCAGATAAAAGAGGTTCCACAAAGAACTTCTGCAAGTGGCATGAGGTTTTATTGATGTATAGATATGCTCATAAAAACGTAAGACCTTTTTCGGCCGTCTGCCAAAATAATTACGGCAGACAAGTTATTTTCACACGTAAAAGGCAAATCACAAAAAACAACATAATCGAAGAACTGAATAAAGCACTTGTGATTCACGAGCAAAACGCTATTGAGATTGAGTATCTTGACAGATACTATCGTGGTGACCAACCGATTTTATATCGGCAGAAAGTGAACCGACCGGAAATCAATAACAAGATTGCTGTAAATCTTGCGTATGAGCTTGTCGAGCGTAAAACTGCAGAGATGTGTGCCGAGCCAATCCAATATGTGCTGCGTGGCACTGATAACCATAAGTCGGAAGAAATCACACAGCTTAACATCACAATGGATTCAGAGAGCAAACAGGAGTGCGACATAGACATACATCGTTGGAGAAGCATATGCGGTACCGGCTACAGATTTATCGGTAATGATGATGGACAAGGGCAGTTGCTCGATGAAAGCGATTTTTACTTATCCTCTGAAAATCCAATGTACACGTTTGTAGTATATTACTCAAACGGACGTCCGGCATTCTCTTGTCAAATTGGAGAGGACGAGAACGGAGCAAACATATACTATGTGTTCACTGACAATGAGTGGTTTGATATTCGCAACGACAAGATTTATGCAAGCGGAATAAACGGCAACAGAGCAATTCCGGTGATTGAATATCCAAACAATGCAAGGCGATTATCTGACATTGAAATGACTATTGCAATCACAGACGCTATTAACGTGCTTACATCGGACAGAATTAATGGAGTCGAGCAGTTTGTGTCTGCATGGGTGAAATTCGTTAATTGTGAGATTGACATAGATACATTCAGAAAAATGCGACAAGAGGGAGCATTGGTAGTTAAATCTAACAATGGTTCAGACAACAAAGCTGATGTTGATGTAATGACGAGCGAACTTAATCAGACAGAGGGACAAGTGGTATTCACAGACCTTTTTGAAAGATTTTTAAGCATACAGGGCCTTGCAAATCGTCAAGGCAACACAGGCGGTGACACCGGTTCTGCCGTGGAACTGAGAAACGGACATTATGATGCCGGACTTAGAACGGCTATTAATGAGCCTATCCTCAAGAAATCAGAGAGAATGGCACTTAGGCTTATTCTTAACAGATTGAGAATTAATAAGGGCTTTACGCTTATGCCTAGCGATGTTGAGATACACATTAATCATAATAAGCTAGATAACATGCTTGTTAAGGCAGAGGTGCTTGAAATATTACTTAGGTGCGGTATCAATTACAAGAGAGCCGTCAAGACGATTGACATGTTTAGCGACCCTGAACAAGTTACTCTCGAAAGTGCAAAGCGGATGGAAATGTTATTCCCGGAGGAACAGCCGACAACAGCTACACCTAACAATAATAACAATGATAAGAACAATGGAAAGACAGCCGATGAATAATTGGCTGTCAATTTATTTTGGAGCTTGATATGGCAGACGAAATCCACGCACTTAACAAAAATGAAATACAAGACATAGATTATGACACATATTTTGGTGAGATGGATTTATCTGACGAGGAAAAGGAAGATAGAAAAAAGCTTGCCGAAAAGTTTGAAAAAATCTTTGTTATGCTATTTGCCTTGTTATCCGGCAAGGAAGAAACAGAGATAACCACTATCGTTAAAGAATTTATTGTCAGATATGAGAGCATTGCCACACAGTACTGTAAAGCAAAGAAAACACCCTCATACATTACGGATTATGCCCGGTACATTGTAAATGAGGTAGTTGATGCTACTGAACAAAATATTGAAGTAGAGTATTTTACTTCACAGAAGCGAGCAAAAAATGTAGCCGCGAATGAAGCTAATGCGGTCGGAAATTACAGATTGCAAACTGATATGGTGAAACAAGGTTACAAAACAAAAGAGTGGCGCTCAAAAGAAGATTCACATGTCAGACCTACACATGCGAATGTTGACAGAAAGAGGATTGATATTTTTGAGCCGTTTGAAGTCGGGAACTCGCTGATGATGTTTCCGAAAGATCATTCTTTAGGGGCACAGGTAAAAGAAATAGCAGGGTGTAGATGCAGTCTTAAATATTACAAATAATGAGCAACTTGTAAGGAAAACTTATAGGTTGCTTTTTATTATACAAAATTTGCAGTTGTGCGTTAAACAACAGAAAAACTCGGCGGGAGCGACCCGCGATAACAAAAGCGTGAGTTACGGAGGTAATTGAAATGACAAGAAATGATGTTTTGAAGCTTTTTCCCGATGCAACGGATGAACAGATAACAAATCTGCTTAACAAGAGCGGTGAGGAAATGGCAAGAGAGAAAGAGAAAACCAATCAGTATAAGGCTAAAGCCGACAAAGCTGACGAGCTACAGACACAGCTTGATGAGCTACAGAATGGCAACATGACGGAGCTTGAAAAGGCAAATAAAGCCTTAGAGACAGCCAATCAGCAGATTGCCAAGCTACAGAAAGATAATGCTGTCAGAGACTTGCGTGAGAAGGCTATGTCAGATTTTGGAATTACAGCAGAACAGGCAAAGACAGTAGTAAAAGAGGATGGCTCTTTTGACACGGCAGTTCTTGGAAAAATTATGTCCGACAAAGAAGCCAATGCGATAGCAGAGTATGAGAAAAACGCGCTCAAAGGTACTCCTAATCCAAACAATGGCGGTAACAATAACGATGGTGATACAGGCAATAAGACAAATGCTGAAAAGATAGCAGAAAGCCTTATATCTGACGCACCTAAGAGCAACAACATTTTATCACATTACATTCAGTAATAACAGGAGGTAAAAAATGGCAAAGGAAATGAATATGCAGTATGAAAAGACTTCATACGCGGGAGATGTTCAGATTTTAAAGAGAGAGCCTAATGAGGCAATCCCACTGACACTTGATTTTGATGGTGTAACAACTACAAACGCACAGGGCAAGAAGATTGTCAAAGCGGGTACACCAATCGGAACAACCGGCAAGGCTGACAATACAGCCACAGTAGTAGGCATTTTAAGGTTTGATGTAACAGAGGACAGACCACAGGGAGTACTGCTTAAGAAAGCATATCTTAACACAAAGGTAGCAGAAACACACTCAGGCGTTACATATGACGAAACAGTTAAGACAGCTCTTCCAATGATTGTATTTGAATAATAACAGGAGGTAAACAGATGTTAATTAATGAAGTATTAGACAGTAAGTCTATCGCATTATCAGCAACAGAAAACGCTAGTAATCAGATACCTTATCTTGGTTTACAGTGGTTTCCGGAAAGAAAGAAACAGGGGCTTGATTTAAGCTGGATTAAGACGCATAAAGGACTTCCAGTATCACTTGCACCATCCAACTTTGACACAATCCCGACAATTAGAGCTAGAGAGGGATTAAGCAAGGAAAAAACACAGATGGCATTTTTCCGTGAGGGAATGACAGTCGGTGAAGAGGAAATGCTTGAAATCGAGCGTATTCAATCAGAAGATGACCCTTACCTTGCAAGTGCTTTATCAAGCGTATATGACGATACTAACAACCTTGTAAGTGGTGCAGAGGTTGTGCCTGAGCGTATGAGAATGTCGCTTCTTGCCACAAGTGCAGGTCACCCAGTAATTGCCATTGTGAGCGATGGTGTTCAGTACGCTTATGATTACGATAAAGACGGCTCATACGCAAAAGACCATTACGCAAAGTTATCCGGCACAAGCATGTGGAGCGATACAGCTAATTCAAAGCCACTTACAGACCTTAACAATGCAAGAAAGAAGTTGCAGAAGCAGGGCAAGATTGCTAGATATGTGCTTATGAACAGCAATACATTTCAGTATTTGCTTGATAATGCACAGATAAGAAACTCAATCCTCGCACAGAACCTTACAGCAACTATTGATGTTGACGATGATACTGTTATTTCAGTAGTGCAGAAGAGAACAAAGCTCACTATCGTACTTTACGATAAGATGTACATTGATGATGATGGCAAGGAGCAGTACTTCTACCCGGATAACAAGGTTACACTTCTTCCGGAGGGAAGTCTCGGTAGCACTTGGTTTGGTACTACACCGGAAGAAAGAACTGCAAGACAGGTAGCTGATGTAGATGTAACAGTATATGGTGTAGGTATTACAGTCGCTACAAAGACGGAGTACGGACCACCTATGAAGATGTCAACATTTGCTTCCGAGGTTGTTCTTCCATCATATGAGAATATGGATAGCACATTCGTATATGAGGTTCATAGCGAAGAGTAGGGGGTGCAACTATGAAATATCCATATATAGTGATTCATAATGGTAAATGGTATAACGCTGGCGAAGAGGTTCCGGAAAATAATAATTTCGGAGCTTCTTTTGATTATAGCAAGACAACCATTAATCGCATGTCTACATCTGATTTACAGGCTTTTGCCACAGAACAAGGTATAGACAATGCAGAAGAACTTACAGGAGCAGAGCTAAAGAAACTGTTAATTGAAAAGTTTGGATTATAAGGAGCTTGGCATGGAATACACCACATTAGAGCAAGTCAAAATAAGACTCGGACAATATCATATCGAAACTGTCACAAACGATGATGATACAACATCTGATGTGGTTGTATTCGATAAAAAGGAAGATAACCCATTCATTGAACAGCTCATTAAGCAAGCCACGGAAGATGTAAAAGCAAAAAGGTGTTATCCGGACACTTTCACTGATGATGATATAGCTGCCGATTTAAAGCAGTTTGAAAACGTTGTCATCAATCTTGCTGTCTACGACCATTCACAAGCCGGTGAGAACTACATGAGCGCATTAAGTGAGGGTGGAGTGAGCCGTACATGGAAAGACAGAGATAAGCTGTTTGTCGGAGTTTTCCCTTTTGTCAAAGTGCTATAAGCAAAAGAAGATTGTGCGTTACCAATATGGTAGCAGGCGGTACACATTAAGTGGTGGTGGGCGGTGTGCCAATTACTAAAGACGAAAGGCTGTAAGATGAATAATTTAATCTATCAGACATACATTATTGCCTTGCCAATTGTCCTGACAGCGCTTTTGGGTTATATTGTTTGGCTTTTACAAGAACAGAAAAAACAAAAAGCAATAGACACAAAAGAAAGAAACGAGCGCATTGAGGAGGAAAAGAAGCTACGACAAGCAAACGGAAAAGGTACAATGCTACTTTTACGAGTACAGCTTATCGAATACCATGATAAGTACATGAAGCTTGGCGAAATTCCCTCATATGCCTATCAGAATTTTTGCGAGATGTATGACACATATCACGCACTCGGTGGCAATGGCATGGTAACAAAAATGAAAAATGAGATTGAGGAAATCCATTTAGGTAAAGGAGGGAAAAACTGATGGACTTTACACAAGTACCTACAGTAGTTGCTATTATGGTAATTACTTATTTAATCGGATGTGCTTCAAAGCAGATACCACAGGTCAAAGATAATATTATTCCTATTATCGTAGGTGTAGCCGGTGGAGCACTCGGTATTGTTGGAATGTTTGTAATTCCCGGTTATCCGGCAAACAACATTCTTGATGCAATAGCAGTTGGCATTGTGTCGGGCATGGCAAGTACCGGTGTTAATCAGATTTACAAGCAGATAAAGAAAAATGCTTGACATCAATAAGCAAGCCATGAAATACGCGCTTCAAGGTCAGACAGTCACAGTCTATGAAAAAGACGAGGACGGAAATCTAAAGTTTTACGAAACAGAGGACGGAGAGAAGATATATTACACCCATGAGGAAACAGGTTTTTCGGAGCCGGTTGATTTTCGGGCGAATATATCATTTGACGGAGGAGAAGCACAGAACAAGGAATATGGCTTTAATACGGCTGATTTTGATGCTGTTTTGCTGACAGACAGAGGAAAATACCCTTTTAAAAAGGGTGACGTTATTTGGCTTGATAGCGAGCCTACAAAGGACGAAAACGGATTAGTTGATTCAACTTCCGCAGACTTTACAATAGTGGGAGTCAAGCCCTCTCTCTATTCGGTTAAATACATGCTCAAAGCAGTCGTGAAAGAAGTGTAATTATGAAGATTGACGTTTCTCTGACAGAAAAATCTATACAAGATGCGATAGACAAGCTTGAAAGATACAAAGACCGCTTACAGGACAAGTGCATAGCGTTTGTTGGAGAGCTTGCCAGTAATGGCATAGCCGTAGCACAAGCAAATACAGGCAATTTCGGACACTATATCACGTTTAGTTACGAAATTAAAGATACAACAGACGGCTGTACGGCTATTATTCTTGCAACAGAAACAGGGCAGATACAAAGCACATGGCAAACGGCTGACGGACTCAAAACAGTTGATGTATCGCCTTTGCTTATGGCTGAATACGGCTCGGGTTGGAAAGCTAAACCGCACTTTAATGATACAAGAGGCGGTCAGGGAACTTTCCCGGGGCAGACACACGCATTTGACAGCGAGGGTTGGTATTGGAGAGACGAAAGTGGAGAATTACACCATTCATACGGCATTACACCTACAATGCCGATGTATCACGCATTTTTAAAAATGGAAAATGACATTATGAGAACGGCACGGAAAAATTTTAGTTGAGGTGAGATAAAGTGGCGAGTCAAAATCAGTGGGTTTATGACCTTGAAAACCTCACATATGCGATTATGAAAGCCCGATGTGAGAAAAAATTGAAAACTAAATATCCCAAGCTAAAATTCACACAAGAGGAACAGTCGGACAGTGCAACGGCTAGTTTCCCGACAGTGCTTGTTCAAGCACTCGAACCTATTGAACAGAATGAGGATTTAGAGTGTGAAAGAATAAATACAGTGTTATTTACGGCACAAGTAATTGTTACAACGAATAAAAGCCGTTCAGAAGCCTTAAATGTGGCACAGACAGTGGCTAATGAATACAAAGCTATGTCATTCAAGCTGACAACAATCCCATTCGCTAGAAAAAACGGCAAAATATGGACAGCAACATTACGTGCTAGGCGGTCATTTGACTGGAACGATAGATTATAAGAGCCTTTTGGCTCTTATTTTTTTATGAAAAATTAGGAGGTAATCAAAATGGCAACAGGTTTAAAAAGTAGAATTGCTTACAAGACACCAAGCTCATCCGTCACAAGTGGCGATTACTGGGCTGGAACTTACAAGCTCTTACTTAGAGCAAAATCAATTCCCTCACCATTCGGTTCACAGAATATGGTAGATACTTCAACTCTTGAAGATTTAGTAGAGACACAGGAAATGGGTAGACGTTCAGCTGGCTCTATGGAAGTTGAGGGAGCTTTTGAGAAAAAGTACAAAGACGAGATGGTAACTAACGAGGGCAAGAAGCTCGACTTTATCATTCTTTATGGTACAGACGGAAAAGGTTCAGAGGGTATCTGCGCTTTTATCGGTCAGGAGTCATTCGCCCCAGGTGAGGCTTCCGATGACCACTTAACAGGAACTGCGACTGTATCAGTTCAGACAGTACCTAAGTGGATTGAGGATAACTACGATGTTGCGGTCACAGAGGATGACCAAGGCTATCCAACAGAAATCACACTCACAAAAAAATCATGAGCCAATCGAAAAAAGCCGTAGCGGTTGGCTATGATGATAGCACGGCTGACAGCGAACTTGAAGAAACAATATAGCAAGGTAATTGAGGCAGTGTTAAAACTGCCTCTTTCCCTATATAAATTAGGGAGAAAGGGAAAGATAAAATGAAAATTAAATTAAGTGGAAAAGAGTATACAGTTAAATTCGGATATGCACCGGTATATAAGAATAAAATTATCCCAAGGCTCGTAGGAATGGAGCAAAAGGGCGAGGGACTTGAAGTCATTGACAACATGCTTGGATTTTTACCGGAGTTTTTGCTCGTGGGCTTGCAAAAGTTTCACGCTGACGAATTTGGCTTTGATTTTGACGATAAAGAAGCAAAAGAGAAGCAATTAGCGAAGATGTATGATTTGCTTGACGATTATCTCGACCCAGAGAATGAAGAGGGTGGAGATATAATGTCGCTCTACAACGATTTGTCGGCTGAAATGGAGAAAAACAGTTTTTTATCAAAGATGTTGGCGAAAGAGGTACAGACAGCCAAGAAGAAGCCAATCAAGAAGTAAAAGAGCTTACATGGGAAGTGTATTGCAACGAAATCCGCCCATATTGGCTTTTGGCAACTAAAGGCTATGGATTTAGCGTTGAGGACATAGATATGTCTTGTCCGGCTGATTTAGAGCCTTATTCAAAGGCTTATATGCTTGCGCAAAAAGAAACCGACTCCAACATGTGGGCTTGGTGGGGCACATACGGAATAAGCGCAACTCTTACAGCTATCGACAGAGCCTTAAATGGCAATAAAGCGAGAGCAAAATATATCGAAAAATCATTAAATGAGCAATACTCAGAAGATAACGAGCCTAAATACAAGGAGTCTAATGAGGAAATTGCCGTTTATGAAATGAAGCAACGAATTAACGCATTAAGACAGTCGGGATTACCTGAAAGTCCTGATTAATGAGGTGAAAATATGGCATATAAAGGAATTGACGTATCGTCATATCAAGGGAATATTGATTGGAGTAAGGTTAAGTGGGCTGGTGTGCAATTTGCAATCCTTAAAATAATCCGCAAAGACCTTAATCCCGATAAGACCTTTGAGCAAAATTGGAAAGGCTGTACCGATGTAGGAATGCCGATACAAGGCGTTTATAACTACTCATACGCTACAACAGTAGACAAGGCAAAGACAGACGCAAACAAGGTCATTCAGACGCTTAACGGAAGAAAAACCTTTGTTTGGTTAGATGTTGAAGATAAATGTCAGCAAGGACTCGGACAGACACTTATTGATATTATCAACGCATATCAGAGTGTTATCAAGAGTGCCGGTCTTAACTTTGGTGTATACACAGGGCTTAGCTTTTACAATCAGTACATTGCACCATACGCAAATCAAATTAATTGTCCGTTTTGGATAGCACGTTATCCGTCAACCAAGGGAATGTCTATTGGTGATGAGCCTAATAGCACAAAGAAGCCTGTTATACAACATCCTCTGTATGGTTGGCAGTATTCGAGTGCATTTACCTGTAGCGGTCTGAATAACAGTACTGACGCTAACTTACTCTATATTGAGCTTGGCAAGGGTGATGGAATAGAGAATAATCCGGCACCAATAGCAACTCCGACACCAATAGCAACTCCGGCAAAGAATAATGCTTGGAAAGGCAATGAGGAATATTACCTCGATAATGATGATGTAAGAAAATGGCAACATGCTATGAACATCGGATTTGACACAGACGAGCTTAAGGAAGATAGCAAGTTTGGAGCTAATTCACAGAGATTTGCCAAAAATCACAATCTGTGGAGTGGACAGAAGCATAACTGCCCGACAGCCATTAAGTGGTTAAGAAGAACTCTGCACGACAAGTACCATTTTTATAAACTTGATACTGATTACAAAGAGTGGAGTGACTATCTCACTAAATGTGTCAAAGTATTTCAAAAGAATAGAGGTCTTAAGCAAGATGGATATGTTGGACTAATTACAACATACTATCTGCTCAAAGACTAAATACATGAGAGCTACTTTAGGGTAGCTCTTTTTTATTACAGGGAGGTGAGAAAATGGCAGAGAGCATTGAGCTTCAAATCAAGTCGGACGCGCAACAAGCGACTAGAGCCATAGGCAATTTACAAGATAAGTTGCGAGGCCTTGGAGACACTCTCAATTCCCTCAATGGTGCAAGCATAAGCAATTTTGCGAGCGGAATGTCACAACTTGCAACATCACTTAGAAGCGTGAGCAGTATTGACACACGTACCTTTAGCAAGATTGCAACTAACATGGAAAAGCTCGGCAACCTTGATACTGCAAGACTTGTCAGCTCGGCAAGTGCTTTAAAGAGCATGGCAACAGAATTGTCAGGCTTTGCAAATATCTCAAAGCAATCAGCAGAGATTACACAATTAACAGCTTCAATCTCAAAGCTCGGTTCAAAATCAGCCGGTTATGCTGCGGATAATATCAGAAACCTTGGCAGTGCCTTGAAAGAGGTAATGACAACATTATCTAGCGCACCGAGAGTCAGCAACAACATTATTCAAATGACTAATGCACTTGCTAATCTGTCGCAACAAGGCTCAAAAGTTGGCTCGGCTAGTAGGTCACTTGTAACAGGCTTTTCAAACACAACTAAGTCAATTAAGCGTACAAAAAGCGGATTTAAAGGCTTGGCTTCGACTATCGGTAAGTTTTATGCAACTTATTGGTTAGTTATGCGAGCTGTCGGAAAGCTAGGCAGCGCAGTTGATTTAGCGAGCCAATTAACAGAGGTTCAAAACGTAGTAGATACCACGTTTGGTGACATGGCAAGCAAGGTTGACGACTTTACAAAAACATCAATTCAAGATCTCGGGATGTCGGAGCTGACAGTTAAGCAAATATCAAGTCGTTTCCAAGCATTAGGTACTTCTGTAGGCATTTCGTCAGAGCAAGTGGCGAATGGTACAGCCGTGGCAAATAAAGCCCTTATGAGCCAAAATAACACGCTATACAAGACTACAGACAGTATGGCTGATATGTCGCTTAATCTTACAAGATTAGCTGGCGACATGGCCTCATTCTACGATGTAGACCAAGCTGATGTTGCAAAGAGCTTACAATCTATTTTTACAGGAACAATCGCACCATTAAGGAGATATGGACTTGATTTAACACAAGCCACACTTTCAGAGTGGGCTATGAAAAACGGACTTGATGCAAATATCAAGTCAATGACGCAAGCTGAAAAGGTATTGCTAAGATATAATTATGTCATGGCTAATACGCAAGCTGCACAAGGAGACTTCGCCAAGACAGCCGATAAACGAAACGTTAGTTTCATGTGTCGCGCAGCATAGTAATGTGCTGATGAAAAATCGAGCAAAGTCGGTGAAAACTAAGTTGATTTAGACAACATACTTTGATATAATATGTTCGAGGTGATTTAATGAGAACGTATTATATCTATAAGGCTACAAATAAAGTAAACGGAAAATTATATATCGGACAAACAGTAAACTATCACGCTAGGGTTCAACAGCATTTAAGGTGTTCGCCAAAAGAGGATTGCTTATTTCACAGAGCAATTGAAGAATACGGCAAGGACAACTTTGAATGGGAAGTAATTAATAAATGCAATAGTTCACAGAAAGCATTGCAACTTGAAAGATTTTATATATCTTTGTATAACACATACAGAGATGGATATAATGAGAATAAGGGCGGTGTTGGTGGACACAATGCAAGAGCTGTCGTAAGGCTGGATAAAGACGGAACATTTATAGAAAGATACGATAGCGCGATGGAAGCCGACAAATATGGCTTTGGCAATACTGATGTATTATTATGTTGCAAGAATAAAATGCTGACATGTAAAGGCTATCAATTCATGTTTGAAGATGAATATAAAGCTAATGGAGCTAAGACATATATAAAGCCAAAGCCTATTAATCAGAGAAAAGTCATTCAATGTGACCTAAAAGGCAATTTTATCAAAGAATTTGATAGCATAGCACAGGCTTCAACCGAAACAGGAACAAACAGGACAACACTGATAGGGGCATTGAAACATCGTTATAAAAATGCCAATGGATATATTTTTGTTTATGAAGAAGATTTTCCGATAAAGGATTTGAGCATGTATACTAAACTAAAAAAGGGTAGGAAAATAGCTCAAATTGATATAAAGACAAATAAAGTAGTCAAAGAGTATGACAGAATATCTGACGCTGGCAAAGCGTTGGGAGTCAGTTACAAAGCTATACACAAAGTAGTTGATAACCCCAACAGGACAGCATACGGATATAAATGGATAAGTCAATAAGTCAATACCGAGGTAATCAATCAGATAGCGAAAGGCTGATTGACACCGTAACGCGTAGGAAGTGAATAAATATAATCTTCCCAAGAGTGCTCGACAACCATAAGACGTAGAAATGCGTCTTATTTTTGTGGTTGAAAATGTACGCTGAACTTATAGGAAACTATAAGAAGTAGAGGATAAAAAGCCTTTACGATAACAAATTGACATGGGCGAATAGTGTAAGAGTCCTCAAGCAAGAGTTCCAAGCATGGGGCAGTATCATAGGTAGCGTAATAATCAATGCTCTAAAGCCGTTTGTTCAAGCCTTAAGTAAAGTAATGCTTAAGGTTATCAGCTTTACAAGAACTGTAGCTGACGCACTCGGAGCAATCTTTGGATGGACTATCGAGATAAGCGGTCGCGGTGCCACGGCTGACGGCATGGAGGACATAGCTGACGGAGTGGGTGACATTGGCGATAACGCTGATAGCTCTAATAAGAAAGCACAAAAACTGAAAAAGACACTGCTTAGCATAGATGAGATACACGCACTTGACGATAACAGCGATAGTGGCAGTGGTGGCGGTTCAGGCAGTGGCGGTTCAGGCGGCGGTGGAGCTGACAGTGGTGTTGATAGCTCACTGAAAAAGACAGATGGACTGCTTGAAAAATACAAATCATCAATCAAAGACCTTTACTCGCTCGGAAAGTACATCGGTGACGCTCTTGCGAGTGCTATGGAGAGCATTGATTGGAAGAAGATTTATCAGAAAGCTGATAATTTCGGAAAAGGACTTGCAGACTTCCTCAATGGTTTAATCAGCCCAAGGCTCTTTTATGACCTAGGCGCAACAATAGCTGGTTCGCTGAACACAGCTTTACATTTCCTCAATTCATTCGGTACAACATTCGACTGGACTAATTTTGGCTTGTCGATTGCTAACGGCATTAATGGATTTTTTGAGAATTTTGATTTTGCGTTACTAGCAAAAACTATTAATGCATGGGTGCAAGGAATATACACCATGCTAACCACGGCAATTAAAAATGTGTCGTGGAAAGACATACTCAAAGGAATTACGGACTTTTTAAGCAATTTGGACATTAAAACTGTTGAGATAATAGTTGGTACATTGCTGATAAAAAAGATAATTTCGTTAAAATTGGGTTCAGTGGCACTCGCTTTTATTGGAAAATCATTATCAAAAGCGATAGCACAGGCAATAGCTTCAAAAATTGGATTTGAGCTTGTAGAGGGAGCTGGCATTGGAACGGCAATAATGCAAGCATTTAAAGTCATTTTTGCTTCACTATCAACAAATCTTGGATTGCTCATAGAGGGATTATTCAGTGGCTTGAGTTTGGGTGATGCAATAACGGCTGCATTCGGAACAGGAGCAGCAGACCTATTAGCAACAATCGGTTCTGCTTTTTCGGCAATAGCCGGAACAATTTTATCTATCGTAAATTTTGTCAAAATGCTAAAAGACGGATTTAGCTGGGTGAATGAGATTTTAATGGTAATAGGTGTTGCATTGGCCACAATCGGAGCAATATTAGCCGGTGTGGCAGCATTGCCAGCAGTAATTGTTGGAGCAATAGTGGCAGCAGTTGCAACGATTGTTGTTGTGGTAAAAGATAATTGGAACACAATTTGTGAACTATTTTCAACAGTTGGCGAATGGTTCAATGGAAATGTCATTGAGCCTGTAGTTTCATTTTTTAAAGATATGTGGAAAACCATAAGTGGCTTTTTCGGTTCTTTATGGAAAGACATAGTAGCTGTGTGGCAAGGAGCTTCGAAATGGTTCAGTTCCACAGTAATTGAACCGATAGTTGGCTTTTTTAAAGGCTTTGCTACACGAGCACAACAGATTTTTCAAGGTGTTTGGATAATAATTCAAGCAATTTGGATAGTAGCTTCAAGCTGGTTTAATAATAATGTAATTACTCCAATTTCAAATCTGTTTAATTTTTTAAAAACGTTTATACAGACAACGATACAGACAGCAAAAGATTTTGTATTTTCAACATGGCAAGGGGTGGCAAGTTGGTTTAGCGGTACAGTAATACAACCGATTTCAAACTTTTTTAATATGTTGAAAGCTGGTATAACATCGGCACTTAGCACAGCAAAGAACTTTGTTATATCTACTTGGCAAAGCGTGGCGGGTTGGTTTAATGGCAATGTTATTTCGCCTATCACAAACTGCTTTAATATTATGAAAAACGGAATTACAAGCGCATTTAATTATGTGTGGAGTTCGATAAAAGGCGGTGTTACAGGAGCTATGAACTACGTTATTTCTAAAATAGAGAATGGTGTTAATTTTGTTGTCAGTGGAATTAACTCTTTATTAAGAGGATTTAACAAAGTCGTTTCTATGGCTGCTAAGGTGGCTGGTGCAAATTGGAACGGAGTATCGTTAGTTCCAAAAGTGCATATTCCAAGGCTTGCTAGTGGTGGAATTTTCCCAAGGGGAGAGGACGGCATGGCTTTTATCAATCACAATGAGTTAGTCGGTAAATTCTCAAATGGTAGAAACGTAGTCGCAAACAATCAACAGATTACAGAGGGAATTAAACAGGCTGTCATGGAGGGCATGGCACAAGTAATGATGAACTCTAACACCGGTGGAAACTCTGCACCTATTATTGAAAATGTGTTTAAATGCGACAGCGAAACCCTCTATCGCATGACACAGGTAGGTAAAGCAAAGCATGGACAACGATATATTGTAGCAAATGAATTTGGCTAAGACACTCACCCTTGCGTGGGTGTCTTTTTATGTGAGGTGATGTACATATGGCGATGATGTTAGTAGACGGAGTGGAATTACCTACTCCGTCAAGCTTTGAATGGGGCTTGATTGATGTGTCTGCAAGCGATAGTGGACGTACACAGGACGGCAAAATGCACAAGAATAGAATAGCGCAGAAACGGCAACTTAAATTGTCGTGGAATGGTACAGACAAGGCTAGGACAGCAAAGATACTTCAAATGGTAAATCCGGAATATATCAGAGTAACATATCCTGACGCTATGAGCGGAACTGATGAAACACGTACATTCTATGTGGGTGACAGAACCGCACCTATCAAGATATGGACTGTTGGTAATAAGAGGTATGAGGTATTAAGCTTTCCTCTCATAGAAGAATAAGGCGGTGATTAAATGCTAAACGTATCAGCTAAATGGCAAAGGGCAGTAATGCTTGACAATGATATAAACGTAAATTGCTTTGCCGACATAGTTACAACTAATGGTGAAAAAATTCCTGTTAGTGATAGCGAGCTGTGGGCAAATGGCTTCGAGGTTAATGATTCAACATCAAGCAATGGTACTTTCACAATCGGGGCTTTGATTGCCGGAAAACTGAAAATTAAGCTGAATAACATTTACGAGGATTACAGTAAATATGATTTTGATAAGGCAAGTGTAACGGCATATGTTTCAAAAAGTTTTTCTGATGGTACAACTGAAAAACTAAAAATCGGTGAGTATAGAGTCAACGAGACAAGCTATGACGGCTCACTCATAACGCTTACCTGCCTTGACAATATTAATAATTTCAATCGTGAGTATGACAGCAATTTAAGCTACCCTACAACAGCACATGAGGTAGTCAGAGACGCTTGTATTAAGTGTGATGTACCTTTTACTATGGCAAGATTTGATAACTCTGATTACGTGATTAAAGAGATACCAAGTGATAATCAAAAACTCACATATGGACAGGTAATAGCTTACATCTTACAGTTGAGCGGATTATGGGGCAAGTGCGGTCACGATGGCGAATTGCTTATCGAATGGTATGATATGAGTCAGTTTGAAAGTCAAAATTACAATGGTGGAACTTTTAGCACAAAAACTACACCATACTCTGACGGAGATACACTGAATGGCGGAAATTTCACCGACTATTCAAGTGGAGGTAGCGTTGATGGTGGAACATTTACAGAAGCAAGAAATTACCACAATGTTTACACACAAAAAGACTTGAATGTTGCAACCGATGATGTTGTTATTACTGGGGTAAAGGTAACTGTAACCTCAAAAGAGGATAAGACAAAAGATGTTAATGCTCTTGCCGGAAAAGAGGGATATGTAGTCTCAATCTCTGATAATCCGTTTATTTCGGCAGACAAGGCACAGACAGTTGCAGATTATATTTTTAAAAAAATCGGTGGCATGAGGTTCAGGCCTCTTGACGCTACACTCTTGTCAAACCCACTGATTGAGAGCGGAGATGTGGCACTTGTGACAGACCGCAAGCAGAATACTTATAGCTGTTTTATTTCTAACCGAACATTTACAGTTGGAAGTGGCACTAAAATTTCGTGTGATGCTGAAAATGCTTCAAGGAATAGTGCTGATAAATTCAGTAATGAGACAAAGGCTATTGTACAGGCTAGGAAAGTTGCACAGATACAACTAAGTGCATATGACAAGCAAATGCAATTACTGACACAGCTAATGTCTCAATCACTCGGACTTTTTAAGACCGAGCAGAAACAAGAAGATGGCTCAATCATTTACATTATGCACAATAAAGCCGACCTTAACTCGAGCAATATACAGTGGAAAATGACAGCTAACGGCATGGCTGTATCAAGTGATTACGGCAAGACATGGAAAGTCGGAATTGATAAAGATGGAAATGCTATTTTCAATATTATGTCAGCTATTGGCATTAATTTTGACTGGGCGCATGGTGGCACACTCACCTTGGGTGGCGAGAATAACACAAACGGCAAGCAGTATGTCAAAGACGCAAACGGAAAAATTCTGATTACGCTTGACAACAAGGGCATTACGCTCGCTGACGGAGTGACTATCTCATGGAATAACATCTCTAATCAGCCTAGCATACCGAGCAAGACAAGTGAGCTAACAAACGATAGCAACTATGCTACGACAGGGCAGATACCAACTAAGAATAGTCAGTTACAAAATGATAGTAACTACACTACCATGAGTGATGTTGAGAAAAAAAACTATACTACTATGGCAGCGGTGCTAGAAAAGAAATATCAAAATTCAGACCAAGTAGTTACTATCACGAAAAACACTGTAACCGCTGCATTCATTAAAACGCTCGGGCTTTTAGTTGGTGACCAAATCCAAATGGGTCCTAACGCTAAAATTACTTGGGCGAATGTAACCAATCAGCCAACTATACCAACAGACACCAGTGATTTAACAAATGGTGCCGGTTACACTACCATGAGTGCAGTTGAGGATAAGGGATATGTTGTGCCAGAACAGATTGCTGATTTTATAACAAATGATGATTTGGCTGAATATGCCCGATTAAATTTCTATAAAGATTTAAACGAATTAAAAAACAATATCGGCTACACAGAAATTAACAATCAGTATGTTATTTCGCCACATATATATGCCGGAACTGTTGCGGCAAGTGATTTTAATGGCGGTACGATTAACATTGGAAATGGAGTATTTGCTGTTGATAGTAACGGAAAAGTAACTGCTTCAAATCTTAATATGTCCGGTGGAAGTATTGCGCTGAAAGGAAATTTAAGTAATTCAACGATTGATTTAAAAGCTACTGACAATTCTGGAAACAATTATGAGCTTTGGATGAATGGCGCAGTTTTACGAATTGTTAAAAACGGCGAGAACTTGATTACATTCTACGGAGCCACAGGCTCTATAGGTGCACAAACAATATATGCTCAAGAGATAGGCTCTGATAAATTTAGAGAAACCGATAGAGGATATGCAATGTGTGGCAATGCAACAGGACATACATACCATTGTAACTGGGATGATACCGCTTTGTGGTTCCAAGTTGATAATTCGTGGATATGGAGTTCGTCAGATAAACGCTTAAAAAAGAATATTGAAGAAATTAATCAAGATTATATTGACGCGGTAGGCTCGGTCGATTTATTTCAATACAATCTTAATAGACAAGGATATTCAGACAAGCCGTTATATTTTGGAGCAATGGCACAGGATATAATCGAGAACCTTAAAAATAAAGGACATGCCAACGAAAATCTTAATATGATTTTTCAAAACAAAACAACATCGAATGATGATACACTGTACTACGGCATGAACTATGAGCAATTCCTAATCTTAAGACTTGCCGGAGATGAACAGAAGATTGATAAAATGCAAAAACGCATAGATGAATTGGAAGATAAGTTTTCAAGATTGTGTCAAAAATTAGGCATTGATGAAAGTGAGGTGTAACTTATGGCAATTCAAATGAGGCGAGGGGCATACGCACAGTTTGACCCCTCAAAAATGAAAGCCGGAGAATGGGCGGTATCGACTGACTCCGACACGAAAAAACAGCAGATATGGATGTGTTTCGCGCCCGGAATAGTTAAGCGAATGGGAACTGTTGAGGATTTTGACATTGAAATTCAAAGACTTATTCAGAATTATCTTGACGGCATGGCTCAATCCGTATCACAGGCTCAAAAATCAGCACAAACTGCGACAGAAAAAGCCACCTCGGCAAGCGATTCTGCTTCACAGGCTCAAAAATCAGCACAATCCGCTTCACAAAAAGCAAACGAGGTCGCACAAGTTTCAGGAAAGATTGATACGGCGGTAAGTCAAGCAAACGCAGCTACAAAGGCTGCAAATGAAGCTGCACAAAGAGCAGAACAACAAGCCGGACTAGTCGAGCAGAAAGCAAACGGAAGAGGTATTACTTTTTCCGTGACAAGCACCGGACTGCTTAACGTAAGTAAGGAGGACTAATATGAGCGGAATAGACATTATATCAGACACAACGGGGCAAGCAATCGCTGAGAGCATTAAAGCCCTCAGCACAAAAATGAGCGGCGGGAAAGTAGTGTACGGAGTGCACATCAACAGCGGAGACAGCAATCCATCAACATCAGTCAGATATCTGGCAGATGCAGCAGGCATGACACCGGCAAAGATGAACTATACAACAGGGAAGTTTGAATATGGCTCATGGGGGAACGCCTTCTTCCTGCCACGTCCGTGTATGCTCAAGACGGACGGAACGGTAGATTATTACCTGAATGAAAATGACTATAGCAAGAAAGCGGATGGTACAGCTTCAGATATCACGAATGTGAATTATAACGGCAATGCCATGATGGAGTGGGGAGACGGTACCAACCTGATATGGTGGAAGATAGAACCGGATAAGGGCAATCCTAACAGTGCAAGCCTTTATGTTGCCAATTATCAAGCAGATAAGGATTTTAAAAATCTAAACTTCATCGACATTAACGGCAACGAAAAAGCTCATTTCTACACACCGATTTATAACGGCTCTCTTGACAGCAATAACAAACTGCGCTCGATAAGCGGTCAAACAGTTATTAAATCGAAATCTGCTAGTCAGGAAATGACATATGCAAGAGCCAATGGTACAGGCTATGAAATCGAGCAGTATGTTGACAGACTCTTGCTTAATATTTTGCTTATCATCATGGGAAAATCTACCGATACGCAAGATGTATTCGGGCGAGGCATGAGCGAAAATGTCAGCTATGAAAGTTTATTACGTCAAACCGGTACAATGAACGACAAAGGATTGTTTTGGGGCGAGAATGCCGGAAAAGCCGGAGTTAAAGTATTCGGTATGGAGAACTATTACGGCAATCAGTGGAGAAGAACAGTTGGACTTATCCTTGCTAATGGTACGGCAAGGGTTAAATTATCCCCATCCGTAAAAGACGGAAGTAGTGCAACCAACTACAACACTGACGGAACAGGATATATCGAGATACCTAATTCAACTCCTAGTGGTACAAGTGGCGGATATATCAAAGATATGTTATACACGGCATTAGGCATGTTTCCAACATCAATTACAGGCTCATCATCGACCTATTATCCTGATGGCTGTTGGTTTAATATTGCAATTATAGCCTTTGCTCTTTTCGGTGGCGGCCTGGACAACGGCCGTCATTGTGGCGCTTTCTCCGTGATCTTGGACGTCGGGACTGGTCTCGCGGGGTGGAGCATCGGGGCTTCTCTTTCCTACAAATAACTTGCAACAGGGAACATATTAAAATTTTAGTAATAAACAGAAAGGTAAGGTGCATTGAATATGACAGAATACAAGCTCGTAGAAAGTATGCAATCGGACAAGCCGCTTGATATTGATATAACATCTTCTCCGAATATCGTTTATCAGCGAAAAAATATTAAGTCGGTTGAAGCGACAGGAAGTGAAGATGATTTTGCCTATAAGCCTAAGCATTGGGAGTACGAAGAACGTGAGCTGACGCAGGACGAATACTCACAGTATCTTATTGCAATGGAACAGGCCAAGGCGATTAATGAGCACTCTGATGAAGAAGCGATAGACAACTATACAAGGCAGTTAATGGATGAGGGGGTACTTTGATATGAGAATATTAGTCGAAAGTCTTAAAAGGCTATATGAGAGCAACAGAGTAACCAAGGAAGAACTACTCGACAGAGTAGCAAGCGGTAAAATATCGCAAGAGGAATATGAGTACATTACTTCACAAAAAGTTGTATAGTCGGCATGTTTCGACATAATAAAACACTTTAAAGTGCTACAGTAATGATGTTCTCAAACAGAGAACTCTTCAAGTTTCGGTAGGGCGGTGGATTTTTCTGCCGTCCTTATTGACGTTTAAGAACAAATGTTCTATAATTGATGTATCGGAGGTGGCATTGTATGGAATATAAGGATGAAATAATTAAAATGATTGAGGGCTTGGAAGATAAAGACCTGTTATTGTATTTGTACATATTTATTAAAGGAAAAATAGAGGCAGAGTAAAAACTCTGCCTTGTGGTTATATTTTCTTTTCCCAAACGTTACCACACTTTGAACACACAAACTTTGTTTTGCCGTTCTTGCCTTTAATTCCGGTAGCAGTACCGACAACGGCACCGACAGGTCCGAAGAGACCACCTACTGTGTTGCCAACAAGTGCTTTGCCGAATGAGAATTTTTTCTTGGTATCAACAGGTATGCCAACACCATCACAACCCCATTTAGGACATTTAACAGTTTTACTCATAATAAAATACCACCTTTCTTATTAATTTAATTTATTTTGAGTATTTTCATACATCATATCTATTAAATTCATAATATTTTCTTGCTCTTTATCCGACAATTTAGATAATTTCAACGCATAGTCTTTAATTCTACTATCCATTTTCGACAGAGCCAAGTCTTTTGTTGCCTCCTCGACAACTGAATGGTGCTCTTTTCCGGTAACTAAATAATCAAGTGAACAATCAAGACATTCTGCAATTTTTACCAGCTTAAACAATTTTGGACAGCTCTTTCCTTTTTTCCAATCTGAAAAAGTACTTTTAGGGAAACCGCCATATTTAGCCACTTCTGAATCATTTAACCCTTTTGAGTCTCTTAATTTACAATATCTTTCGTACATAGAAAATCTCCTTTAAAAAAAGTTGTGATTTCTCAACATTTGGGGTTGACAAATAAGACTTCCTAATGTAGAATAAAAAAAGAAGTTAGGAAATCTCAACTCAATAAAAAATAAAATTGAGAAAATAATATTATGTTTCTGGACAATTCATAGTATACACGATTTTCTAATTTTCATCAAGACTTAGTTAGGATTTTTGAACTAAAAAACAAAAGCTGTTAGTGTACTACCACTAACAGTCGTTGCCTAATATGGCACTTTTTATAGTAACGGATTTCCTAACTATTGTCAAGAAAGGAGATGGGAAATTGAATAAGAAAAAACGACAGGCGAGTTTTAAAAAACTCGATACGCTCATAAAAGCTAGAGACGTTTCGTTTTACAAACTGTCAGAAGAACTTGGAATGGCACGAAGCACTTTTTCGGATTGGAAGTCAGGAAAATCAATGCCAAAAACGGACAAGCTGATTAAGATTGCTAATTATTTTGGTGTAGAAGTTTCTTATTTTATTGAGTAGAGAGAAAGGAGTAAAAATGAGAAAACCATCTGTTTCAGATGTAGCATTAGTGCTTTCAATATTTGTTTTGCTGTTTCAGATTTTTTGCCATTTTATTTTGCCAAAGCTTTGACAAAATCAATTATTTCTGAATGATGTACAGCAAATTTCATCAAAGCACAGATGACAGAAACAACCACAGAAAGGAAGTTAATTAAATGAGTAAAGAGAGATACACAATAACAGACAAGGGCGGAAAAAGTGTAATTGCTGAAAAAGAGGATTCTCGATATATCAGCATTGATGAATTCGCACAGCATATCGCCATGGATATTATTGATGATTACAGAGAAATCAAAAGTGGCGATAAGCACCCAGAAGAAACCGACATTGAACTGTCGATTAAAGTACTTACCGCCATTTCCCCAGTGATTAAAGCTTTTAGAAGTAATTTAGGGTACGGAATGGATTGTTAGCTGGTTCGACTTTTGCTAATTGTGGTTTTTCATTAGGCAATGTTTTGATAATTTCATCACAGTATTGGTCGTACAGTTTTTTGAAATCACTATATGAGCCGTTGAAACCACAGATTTTGGCAGTAGCATAAGCCGACACACATTGTTCAGTAGTCATATTTACACCTCTTTTCTTATTTAGAATAAGAGGATTATACCACAGAAAGGAGAAAACATGAACGATTTACAAATTTTTGAAAATTCAGAATTTGGTTCAGTAAGAACAATAACAGTTGACGGAGAACCTTATTTTGTAGGAATTGATGTAGCTGATAAGCTGGAGTACCAAAATGGTAGCCGAGATATAAACGCCCATGTTGACGAGTGCGACAGAAAAATTATTTCTTTATTCGATGGCAAACAGAATAGAAAAACAACAATAATCAACGAGAGCGGTTTTTACTCATTAGTATTTCAAAGCAAGATGAAGAAAGCTAAAGAGTTTAAACACTGGGTTACGGCGGAGGTGCTTCCACAGATAAGAAAACAGGCAGTTATGGTATGCCAAAGACAACAGGCGGTCAGATACAGTTGTTGGCACAGGGCTATACAGAATTAGAGCAGAAAGTAAACGACATCAAAGATGATGTGAGCGAGCTTAAGGAAAATGTACCACTTTACAGTTGCGATATTGACGAGATACAACAGCATGTTAAGCGCAGAGTTGTAAATATTCTTGGTGGCAAGCAGAGCGAAGCATACAGGGATAACAGTATCAGGCATAAGACATTTTCTGATATATGGACACAGTTAAAGCGTGAGTATGGTTGCGTATCTACTTATAAGAGTATCAAGAGAAAGTATATAGACGATGTGCATGAGTTCATTGATTGCTATGTCGTACCTAAGTATCTTGATGAGCTTATTCATGACGCAAACGCTCAACAGAGTTTTGCATAGTGAGGTGATTGTATGAGAAAAAGAACTTTAAAAGAGAAATTCTATACCGGCTGTGGCTATTCGATTTTCGGAGCATTAGCATTTGCATTTTTCCTTGGATTATCGGTGGCATACGGAATTAAGACAGCGAGTATTATCGTTGGGGCAATCGTAACAGTATTTTGGCTGATACTAATTGCATTTTGTCTCATAGAGGAGGGCGAACCGCATGAGAAAAAGAAACCTGATATTGATGTTATCAATTTCAACGATTGGAATTATGACCTTAAAGCCAATGGCAACGAAAGCAGATAGTAAAGTTGAGCTGACAGCCGGTGTTACTTCCTATTTAAATAGCGTAATGCTAGGGAAGATTGAGCCGACAGTAGTTCAGAATGAGCCGGTTGTGGTCGAGCAGACATATAAAGAACCAACAGTTCCAACTTGCCGCAAGAAATACAGTTGTAGCCGATTTAAGAAACTGGGGCGAGTCCGATACGGCGATTACACTTATACGTGGTACTCGCAGAGAGTGTTACCTGGAGGCGGTTTAAATATTCCAGGCAGACATTTAAACGAGCACGGATTAGTAGTTGATGAAAACGAATACGTTGTAATTGCAAGTGGTGATTTACCACATGGAGTTGTGGTCGATACTCCTGTTGGCATACAAGGAATTGTATATGACGAAGGGGGCGGAAATGGAAATCTTGACATCTACTGCGATTGGTAGTCAATTGAAACGTCAGAGTGCTAACGATTACCTACAAGAACTATATCGAGCTAAACGGCATGAGGACAAATCATTTGACTTTCAAGCGTTGCTAGACAAAGAAATGGAGAAACTAAATGAGCAGTGTAAGACGAATTAGGTTAGGCAATACGAGATACAGATTAAAGCCATTAACAAGAGAGCAGAAGCTATTGCTCAACAAGGCTCATTACGTGGCAAGTGAGTGGCTTTTCGTATCAGAGTCGGACTCATATCTGAGAGTTGTTAAAAAATCAAGCCTACACGGAAATTTAATTTTAAAAACCATAAACAAATAGAAAGAGAGGAGACGCAATGAAGATTACACACATTTTTGCGCAGAATTTTTGTAAATTCTACGGCAAAAACACATTAGACACAGATTTTTCGATGAAAACTGTGTTATCAGGTCAGAATGAAGTCGGCAAATCAACAGTTAAGAGAATTATTCTTGATGTGCTGAATTGCCATGACGAGAACGACAGAGAAATTGTGGGCATAAGACCACATGATGAAAACGGAGTTGAGATTGACGATGTTGACATTGTAAGAGCTGTTACCTTTGAGATTGACGGAAAAGCAAAGACTCTGAAAAAGGTTACAAGGCAAGGAAGAAATAAGGACGGCGAAGTTTGTTCAGGACATACAGATTATTATGTTAATGATGTTACATACAAAATGGTTGAATACAACGAGTTTATTAATGATAATATCGCAGACCTCAAGATATTGCCGTTTTGTCTTAACGCTATGACGTTGTTGCTTAAATCACCAACAAATCAAAGAATAGCACTCTCAACTTTTTTTGGTACACACAAAAATCCCGAAATCTGTGATATGTTTCCACAGTTTGCCGAACTTAAGCCGATGTTTGACGATGGCGATGTAGACCAGCTTAAGAAAGTATGCCGTGGCAAGCTAAACGGCACAGGCGGTAGGAATGGCTCAAAAGGACTCGTCAAGGAAAGAGACGAAATCTCAACAAGGATTGATACAATCTATTCCACCAATGAGTATACAGACCTTGCAGAGCTTGAACTACAGAAGAAAACCTACGAGCCACAGCTTAAGGAAATTGAAGATAAGCTGTCCGACTATAACAAAATTTTAGAGGACAAGCAGAAAGCTACAGAGGACATTATGAGCCTTAAATTCGAGCTTTCAGACATGGAGAGAAAAGCCAATGCTGATAATCAGAAAAAGCGTATGGAGCTACAGCTACAGATTGACGGCTTCGATGCTTCAATCCGTAAAACAGAGTCAATGATAAGAGCCGGAAAGACTAGCATTAAAACCTCTGAAAGAGAGATTGGAGATTGCACAATAGACTTAGAAAAGGTACGTGCTGATTGGAAGGAAGGAAAGGAGCTTGCCTTTGATGAAAGCAGCGTTAATTGTCCGATGTGCGGTCAGAAGTTGCCGGAAGATAAGATAGAGAATATGAGAACCGAATTCGAGGAGCGAAAAGCGAAGAACCTTAAAGCACTCGAAGATAAGGGCAATGCACTGTCAAACGATAGCAAGGAACTTAAACAGGCTATTGAAGATAAGAAGAAAGAAATAGCTGGCCTTGAAGCAGAACTTACAGAGCTAACAATAAGACATGATGCTGTTACTAAAGAGCTTGGAGACTTACCTACTGATGTTGATATGACAGGAAACAGTGAGTATCAGGCACTTAAAGCTAAAATCGAGGAAAAAGAGAAAGCTCTTGCCGATGAAAACGATACATCGGAGCTTATCAGAAAGCTCAAAAATGAGCGAAACGAACTGTTAAAGCAAGTTTCATCGGTTGATACAAAGATTGAGCTTGGTGTGGCAAATAACAAGCGTATAGATGATAGCATAGCTGACCTTGAAACAAAGAGAACCGACCTTAATCAGGAGATTGCCGATTGGGAGAGAAAACTTGATTTACTCAAAGAGTTTACTCGCAAGAAGAATGAACTCTTACAGGCTGATGTAAATAAGTACCTGAATTTTGCCACAGCAAAGCTTTTCAGACCGCTCTTAAATGGTGATACCGAGGAATGTTGCGACTTTGTTTACAATGGTGAAGCATATGCAAGAAATCTCAATCATGGCGCAAGAGTGCTGACAGAAGTTGACATATGCCGAGCTTTTCAGAAAGCAGCAAGTGTTAATTTCCCAATTATCATTGATGATACAGAGAGCGTTGACGATTGGAGAATACCACAGATTGATAACCAGTTGATTATGTTGAAGCATACACAGGACAAAGAGCTTGTGATTGAGGCGGTGTGATATGACGAATGATA